TGAGTTGATGAGGAATTCGATCAGATCATTGCGTTCATTATTGAGCTTCTCAATTGCCTGATTTGCATCAAAGAGCTTCTGTTTGCAATCCTCAAACTTCTCCGTAAGATCCGCCTCCTTATTCTGAAGGAAAGTAATCCTCTTTTCGTAGGCATCCACCTTCAGTTTATTGGCGGCTGCATCCTTGCACATGGCATCATAAGCCTTTTGGATCCCTCCGTTCTTCTTCCATTGCTTGCACCAATCCCGCTTATCCATGTCGGATCTCTCGTAGATCGGTTCAATCTCCTTGTGATAGTAATCCTCGGTTGGTTTGAAACCCGTCAGATCGACAAATTCATTAATCATCATAATTAAACCTCCTATTTTTAAGCGTTGAAATTATTTCTCTTTTTCTTCGATGCTTGTTAAGCACCTCCGTTTGATGCTGCAAAGATATGGCTTATTATCAAGATAGGCAACATTTTGAATGAAAAAATGCTTATTTTTAAGGCTTTTTAAGCAAAAGTTATGGAAAGTTGCAGTTTTTCCTGAGAAATTGATTTGGTTAAATCTTGCTAAAAATTAGGTGCTTGTTAAGCATTTACTTGAAATTTTGCATATCTTTGCGCAAAATTGAATTCATTTTTTAATTATCAGAGATATGAAAATCAAGTTTAAGAAGGCTCTATCCGAGAAGCTGAAGGATATGGGACTTACAGAGAAGGCAATTGATGACCTCGTTGAACTGGGTTGCAAGGGTCTTAAAGATGATTCCTCAGATGAGGATATCAACAAAGCGGTGGATTTGCTCGTTCCCTATGCAAAGGTCATGCAGGGGGAGATAACGAGAAAGACCCGCAAACCGAATCACAATCAGACCGAGACTCATGAAGATGAGGTTCAGGTTGAGGGTGAACAAGATGCGAAGATCGCTGCCATTATTGCAAAGCAGCTTGAACCTCTCACTAAGTCGATCAACGATCTGAAGGCTGAGAATGAGGCTCTGAAGGCTGCAAAGGCTAAGGGTGAGCGTGATGCGCAGATCGCTGAGAAAGCCAAGAAGCTCGGAATTCCCGAATTCCTTTTGAAGGATCGTACATTCCCTGAGGATGCGGATCTCGATAAGGTTCTTGGAGATTTCAAGAATGAGTTGGTTTCTCACAACCTGATGCCAAAGGGTGCGGCTCAGGAAACGGGCAAGATCGAAGACCAAATGAAAGCCGATGCTGATGCATGGGCGAAAGGCTTACCCGACAATAACTAAGCATCCATATTTATTCACCCTTAATTCGTATTGAACAATGGCTATCGAATTCAAGAAAACTTCAATCAAGGGGCATACTCCTGAGATTTGGAGAGGCGAATGTAAGATGCTGCCAGGTGGTTTCAAGCCGAAGAACAATATCCCCGTTGGCTCTGTCGTTTATCGTGGAGTCCTCGTAGAGGTGAACTTCAGCGAGATGTCTGCCGCAGTCATCAAGATCGCTACCGTTCTCAATGGAGGCACTACCTCCAAGCCCCGAATTGCCAAGGGACATCTCTTTGCCGCTGGCGATGTGATCGCAATGGTAGGCAAGGATGATAAGTCCGTGTCGATCTCATCCATCGATACCGCCAATGCCGATTACGATGTTCTGAACCTCTCAGCCGCCATCACGGGGCTGACATCAGGTAAAGCCATCGTGGAGGCATCCGATTACGGCTATATCGATGCAGATGCATCAACCGAGGGAGCCCTGAAGATTGTCGCTGATAACCCCAGCGATGGTCAGATTGCCCTCGCATCAGTCACCCCGTATCTCGGTGAAAAGACCCTCGCTGCAAATGACTATGTTCTTTTGCAGAAGGCAGAGTCTAAGTACACCCCGAATATGGTGAATGGTGCAGTGAAAGAGTTTAACGGCAAAGGTCTGCCGACCATCGATGCAGCTTATGAGGCAGTCGTGCTCTATCCGAGCCTGAACTTCCCCATCCTGCCTGAATGGTTGAATGGCTGCTGCCTGAAGTCTAACCCGAACATTCTGTTCATAAAGCAGTAAAACCATGCCTGAGTTTATTTATTCATCAATCTTTGGCGAACTGACTAAGAATGTTCAGATTCGCTTCGATAAGGTCTCAGAGCTGAATAAGAAATTGTTCGACAACGTGATCTTCGAGCAGTTCCTTGATTGGGATATCCCAACCGTAGGACTCGATTTCGAGGAATTGATCGGTCAGTACAATATCACCGTTGCAGCTCCGACCATCGGATCAGATGCTAAGGAGGCTATCCTTGGTACTGAGGGTCTCGAAACCCTGAAGGAGACCATCCTGACCCATGCAATCACCCTGCCTATGACTACCAAGGATTATCGCAAGGTATTGCAGATCCTCGACTCTAAATCCCTGCCTGACAAGGTAAAGAATGAGCAGCTGGTGAAGCTCATGTGGGGTAATGTCGAGACAGTCGTTAAGTCCGTCCTCGGAAAGCTCGATCTCATCTTCTGTGGCGCACTCTCAAATGAGGGTAAGTTCACCCTCGATGAGACCACCAACCCTGAAGGTGGAGCCCGTGGCTTGATTAACTATAATCAGCCCGCAGAGAATATCGCATCTGCCGCTACCCAGTGGGATGATGCCCATATCGAGACGGTGGACTGCTTCGAGGATATTCAGGCTATCATCGATGCCGCTCAGGATAAGGTCGTATTCTCGAAGGTGCTCTGTTCACCTGACCGAATCTCTTATATGTGCCGTTCTAAGAAGATGAAGCAGATGATTCATGGTACGGATAAGTCATCCAAGATGGTGCAGTTGAAGGATATCAACGCATACATGGAGGAGAATCAGTATCCTATCTTTGTCCCCATCCGCCGTCAGGTTCGTATTCAGAACGGAACTCAGCGCACTCCTTACTCTCCTTGGAATGCCAAGAATATGGTGTTCATTCCTGATGGAAAGCTCGGTCTCGTCAAGAACGCTTGGGCGAACAATGAGCTGAAGCCTGAGGCTGGAGTGGCTTACTCTAACTATAACCGCATCCGTGTATCTCAGTGGGGTGTTGGTGAGACTCAGGGCTCTAACGGAGTCGAGTTCACCAAGGCTGAGGTCAATGCCCTGCCCGTTATCACGGAGATGAATGGAATCTATACCCTCAAGACAAAGCAGTAATCGATGAAGAATTCCGAGGCATTGAAGAGTTTGTGTAACGCTATGGCGAACACATTCTATCCCGATGATAAGACCATCGAGCTTGCACTTTTCAATGAGGGGATCGACTCAAAGGCTGATGCCACTCCGAAGGATCCCGTGATCTTTCGGGTGGCGGTAAGCCTGATAAAGGGCTATGTGGAGGGGAGCCGTTCAGAGAATGGTGTCTCTACATCGGTCAGGGAAGAAGGAATCAAGGAAAGTATCAAGTATTGGTGCAATATCTATGGGCTCGATGCCGATGAGATTCTGAGCGATTTTCTGCGTGTCATGGAGGATGGATCGAATCTATGGTAGGTCATGAGGACTAACGGATTTCTGAGATATGAGAGTGTCAGCGGTGGAGGTCTCAATGAATACGGAGAGCCGATCTCGGCTCAAAGCTCATGGAGTGACCCCATACCCTGCTCCATAAAGACCAATAGCGACACCCGAAAGGGTAGATACGAGGATGGATTGTTCCGTCAGGCATCATTCACGATCCTCATTGAGCTGGCGGATTTCCCCCATAAGCGAATCTCTTTGGAGCGCATGGGTGAGTCACTTGGAGAATTCGATATCCTCAGCGTTGAGCCTCTGACTTCCGTAGGTCGTGTTCAGATAGTGGTGTGATATGGCAAAGGTTCTAACCTCGCATAAGAACTACAAGGGGGTTATCGTCAGTAAGACCGATATGAGGAAACTCAGGAATGGTCTGAAGATGAAGATGAATGCCATCGTGGATCACCTCATCAAGCAGCTCTCCTATATCGGGGAGGAATGCGTGAGGGTTGCGAGACAGAACGGAAGCTATAACGATATCACGGGAAATCTGAGATCATCCATCGGTTATGTTGTCCTATATGACGGGAAGCCCGTTGTCTATGGCGCATCCAAGCAGTATAGCGGTTCTCAGGGGAATGGCGAGAAAGGCGCAGCCGCAGCCGAATACCTTCTGAACAAACTTCAGGCAAAATATCCTTGGGGTGTAGTCCTGATCGTCTGTGCTGGAATGAAATATGCCGCATACGTGGAGAGTATTCATCATAAGGATGTGCTTACATCGGCAGAGCTGAAGGCGGAATCCCTTGTGAATAAGTTGTTGAACGGATTGATTGATCCTGAATAGAATGGCAGTAAAGACAGAGATCGAGGTGGAGAGGGATTTCTATTCTTTCATCAAGAATGGGAGTCTTGGAAATGCAATCAGAGGTGAGGTATATCGCCCTGATATGCGCCCAGCCAATGCCAAGACCGAGGATCTGATAGTTAAGTTCCTTGCGGGGCTTGATGAGCAGATTCAGACGGGAGTGGTGATCCTCAATATCTATGTTCCTGACACCAAGAATTCGGATGGTCGTATGGTTCGTGATGCAGCCCGCATCGGAGAGCTTGAAGGGGCTATCAGGGATTTCATCAATGAGAATGATGAGACCGAGTATTGGATGGAATCGGATGGAACCCCCACCTCCATCAAGAATGAGGAAATCGGGCAATGGTGCATAACCGCCCGAATCCATTTCAGAAGGATAAGTGAGTAATTAATCATAAGTGTAATCTAAAAAAGTCGAAGAATATGGCAAGAAAGATTATCATGTCGTGGTCGAAGTGTAAGATCGAGGTCGGCAAGACTGGCGATAACGATGCTATGGCAGCGAATCTCGCATCTATCGGTACGATCAATGACAAATCCACCACTCTCGGCACAGAGGATGGTGAGAAGATGACCGCCACCGCTACGGGCGGAGTCGTGGTCGCTGAGGAAGAGGGTGAGCCCGTTGTTACCATCACCACCCGAGTGAAGGAGATGGACTTCGATACCGAGAATATGTTCACG